GATTTTCAAATGACATTTGGCTTGATCTGTAGGACTGCACAGAAAATCCATTAGATTGTCGCCAGCTTCGTTGGTATAATCAGGGTTGCCACCTTGTGTGTGTTGAGCACTGGTTGGCATGTAAGTTCTACGAAATTGATCTCTGTGGTCAACCAATTGCTTGTTGCTGAAATTTGCTTGTCCAATGCCGCTTATAACCAATCTATAAAGATTATTATATTCCTGCTCAAAGTTTAATATTTGTGTGTTTAATCCAGTGAACCAATAGTTGTAGCTTTTGTGACTGCCACGGTATTGGCTGTCTGGAAAATATTGACTGGCAGATTGATTAATTGCATAGGGACTTATCAGGTATCTCATAGTGTAAGCATAATCATGCCTGATATGATCGTAGCCCAGTGGCGTAGCTGACACTGATATTTTATACCAAGCAGTACTGTTGGTTGATGACGGATTTGGCTTGCATTGGCCATCAGCATCTACAATCTGTGATTGTTGATTGGTTATATAAGTGCTGCTACGCATGATCTGATCAATCAACTGTACTACCTGAGTTCCAGCAGTAACTTGCCAACCTTGTGTGTTGTAGTCGATAGAATTGGTTGACGGATTTAGTACGCTGGCCGCAGTGTTGTTGTTTTGCATGGGAGTAGTTGCATCATTTACCTGCCCTTGTTTTTTCATCTGACTGGCTGCCAAGTCAGGCGGTGCAAATTCTATAACATACTGATCTGCTAGTTCTTGTTTGTTGGCTTTGACTAGATCTTGCTGATGTTGATTCAGTGCATTTACTAGACTGGCAGTTATTTCATTGGTTTTTATCTGAGCCGCAGGAGCTTTGGGTGGTGGTGTAGACGGATTGGTACTCACTGCCGCGGTAGCTCTGTCCACAGTTCTTGATAATAATCCTGAATTTAGTGTAGTAGCCATAGTTTAAAAATTAAAATTAATTCCTGTACTGGTGTCAACACCATTGGTCACTGCCAGTGTTAAATCTTTTAGTGCGTTATTAACCGAAGCAGTGGCCGGCGATGTTCCTGTCAGTGTTGTGGGTTTTGGTTGAGCTACTCTAGCGCCAGGATCAGCTGTATTGGTTTGCGTAGTCACTGGAGTTCCTACCAACATCTGCCCTACGGTACTACCAGCAATGTTAAAGTTAAACGGAATGCTTCCGCGGTCAGTACCGATGTTGTAAAAGTGAGCCTGAGGTTTGCCAGTTACTTCGTATTCAATTTGTTTGTTGGCCATGCGATATTTTAAATTTGCTATCACAAATGGATAGTATTTTTCTATCACTGCTTGAGGATCATTCTTGGCAGGTACACCATTGGGACTGTAGGAGCCAACTGCAGGTGCAACTAGATTACCCTGTTGATCATAGCCGTAAAAATGTATGACCATGCAGTAGTGTGCCATTGGGTAATTGGGATTTTGAATAGATGTTGTGGCGTTGGTACTGTTAGTGGTGCCAGCAGTGCTTGGTTGTGGTTGTTTATACAATGTGCTCACTGCTTGATACAAATTATTAATCAAGCTGATACCATTGGGTTCAACAACTTTGAATCGTATGTCTGTGGCACTGTGACACAGGCCTGTGCCGCCCAATGGAACAAGCGTGGTAATTTCCAGGTCGTCCATGTAGTAGTCATAGGGAAAAAATTGATTACGACCACCAACAAAAGCAGTTGCAGCCGATGCTGCAGGGTTATCTGCATACAGATCTTGTCCTGAGGTTTGACTGGGTGCTGCGCCGCCACTCTGCATCAACAACGACCACTGTGTTGAATTTTTAACTCCATTTTGAAAATCAGTGTACTGCTGAGGTGTAAGCAGATACCAGGAAAGCGCATAGGTGTAACTGGCATATTGATCCAGTTGATTTGACTGTGTGCGTATTACACCGTTAAAAGTTTGCGTTAAAACCTGTTGTGTGGTAGGGCTATTTGTTGCTGTTAGATTATCGTCATTTTGTCGTGCCAGATTGTTGATACCAGTGCCTGCCCCTGCACCAGGCAATTGCCCAGCAGCATATTGTTGTCCAAGAGTACTGTTAGGACCTGACTGACTGCCATTTTGCCCTAGTATCCCCTGCGTTCCAACGTCAGTGAATGTACCACTGCCTAGTGTGCCGCTGGCAAAATTTTGATTTGGGTTGTAGGGCGGTGTAGCCTGTGTTTGAGTTATGGGTTTTAGGGGCGCATCTGTGCCTGCTTCCTCAGTGGCTGGCACAGTTTGACCATTGACCACTGTGGTATTTGCTGCACCCGGAGGAGCAGTAGGTGAGCCAGCTGGAATGATTCTACCATCCAGTGTTAAAACTGTACTTGGTTGTGTAGGATCTTGATCCAGCACACCGTCATCTTTGGCTGCTTGTTGAGCACTTACTATGTCGCCAGAACTGTCAATTTGATCAATGGGCATATCAGAATCCTAGTGCTGATTTTAAAGTAGAAAGTTTTGGCAAGTATATGGCAACACCAGCTGCAAAATCCAGTGGTGGCGCTTGTAGAGTATTGGGATTGCGTTGATAAAACACCCACCATAATCTTGAATCACCGTACAAATCAAATGCCAACAAGTCTGGTCTATACTGGTAAGTTAAATTTAGACGAAACAATATGTCGTCAGGTTGCTTGGGTATGGGTCTATTGACCATGGTATCCAAGAAAAACTGACTGTAACCAGTGAGATAGTAGGGACTGGTTGAATCGTAGGCAGCCATTACCAGAATCCTCCATTCAACAATGAACCACTGGCAAAATCTCTGAGATTAAAGTTTTGACTTACCTGTTGACGACTTTGTATTGGCAACAGTGATATTGATATTTCCATTTTGGTTGGCACATAAGTAGGCGAGTTCAATAAGTCCGAAGTGTTTGGTGCTGGATTTGGTGTTGCCATGGCACCAGGAGGTAAACCGTTGCTGGTTAATCTATAATTACTGGTAGATCCATTTGTGGGAATTGTACTCTGACTGATCTGCTGATTTTGTTGATTAGTGCCAAGATTGCTGTTGCTCAAAGCTCGTATGTAATCTACACCATCAGGCAAGTTATAGGTAAAACTGCTGACCACACAGGGATGTTGTGCAAATTGATAAGACCCTAGTCCTGTTAAAAATACCAAGGGTGGCGGCGAACCCCGGTTGGGATCACTGGCACCATAAAACATTTTTGTAACTGATCTGAAAAAATGAATCACTGCCAAAAGGTAATTTGCTTCGCTGGTATTTTGAGCAGTAAACTGAGCTCGCATGGTAACTTGATCTACATAGCTGTTTTGATAAAAATATCCACGATAGTTTGAGTGTGTTAGATCATAGTTGCTGTAGGTAGCTCGATAAGAAGTGTCAATACTAGGCATGTAAGGAAATATCACACCGCCGGTGCCACCCTGACTGCTCAGCGGTGCAAGTATGCCAGGATTGCTTGAATTGTACAAATAATCAGCACCGGGTGCCAGACTCAGTTTGACTCGCCAGTCGCCGTAGTTCACTGCTCGTTGTTGTGCAGCTATGGTTTGTTGTTGCTGGGCCAAGGCCAGGGTAGCTTGTTGTTGAATGGCAGCCAGTTGGGCATCTGAATTTACAGGTGCAGTGCTCAACAGTGAACTTACACTACCAATTGATGCTTGTTGTGCTGAAGTTATTCCAAATGCATTTGTGGCACTGGTATTAGTTCTACTTGATGTGTTTATCTGAGATGCTGGCACGCTACTGCCAGTGCCAGCAGGTACTTGAGGATTAGCATTAGGATCAACTGCACCTGCTGACGCAGTGCCAGTGGCCTGTGCTTCAACGTTTGCTAACCCTTGTTGTTGTTGGACTAAATCAGCCTGTGCATTGGCTATATTTTGATTGGCAATGGCAATGTTAGCTTGGTTGGTATCTATTGTGGTTTGAGCTTCGTCGATGTTGTTTTGAATGTCCTGGGCGGCTGCAGGATCAAGATTGGGATCAGCCAAGTTGGCTTGATCAGTTTCAATTGTGGCCTGTGCTGAATTAATTTCTTGTTGATAGGTAGCCAGTGCCGCGGTATTTTCGTCAATGGTATTTTGATCAGTCTGAATATTCTCATTGTACTGAGCAATTGCTTGTACTTGTGCGTCAGTCGCTATATTTGATGCTGTGGCCATGTGTATATTTACCAGGAAAATTATCGGCTCACATAATGATTGTGGTTGACAATCGTGGTTTTTGTGCTACAATAAATATATATTCAGGAGAACCATCAGTGGCAGAAACTATCACTAGAACCCCAGCCAAAGTCAACTATCTCAACAACAGAGATATACTCAAAGAAATTCATCTCAGCAAAAATACCTACTGTAGCTTTCGTGATCCCAAACTGGATCACCAGTACGATATTATTTTGCCAGCAGTGAACAAAATCAATCAAAAAACTGTGGCCGAGGCCAGACGCAATCGGGCAGATAGGCTCAAACGCGAAGGAATCATTGTGGATCCCAAAAAGATTGCCAATACTGATCTGGTGTTTAGAATAACCTGTTGGGAACATATTCCCATGGCACCCAAAAAGATCACCAAGGCCGACGCCAAAAAACAAAAGCTTCAGGATATCTTTGAGCTGGAAATGGAAGAGGAAGATCCCTTAGCAGAGCTGGTCGAAGTACCTGTGCTGGATCCCAAGCACGTTAGATTGAATTTTCCTCCGTTTTATCACTATCGCATAGATGAAAACAAGGTACCGTATTTGGTAGGTAAAAGTCATTGGAAGGGTGATTTAGAAACAGGCGAGTTTTCAAGAGATCACGGTGAGATGACTCGCAAGTTGGCCACCATGTTCATGAAGTTGTGTGAACGTTATGCCACAAGATCGAACTGGAGAGGGTATACTTACAATGAAGAAATGCGCGGACAAGCCTTGTTGCAACTCAGTCAAATTGGACTCCAATTTGATGAATCAAAATCGCAGAACCCTTTTGCGTATTATACTGCCGCTATTACCAATAGCTTTACTCGTATCTTGAATTTAGAAAAGAAAAATCAAAACATACGTGATGACATATTGGAAATGAACGGACTCAATCCGTCGTGGACTCGACAGAATTCTGGCAAACATTCCATGATGGCCATGTCCGGACCGGTTTACAGCAGTCTAGATGATGCAGTATAATAGCTGAATGAGTCTATTTAAAAAAGTCGCCGTCTGCACAGACATACATTTTGGGTTGAAATCAAACAGTCTTGTACATAATCAAGACTGTGCCAATTTCATTGATTGGTTTATTGACACTGCCAAGCAACAAGGTTGCGAAACAGGCATGTTTCTAGGTGACTGGCACAATCATCGTGCGTCAATCAATTTACAAACACTACAATTTAGTCTTAGAGCACTGGAAAAACTCAGTGCCGCCTTTGATCAGTTTTACTTTATTCCAGGAAATCACGATCTGTATTATCGTGACAAGAGAGACATACACGGAGTCGAATGGGCTCGACACCTGCCCAACATAGTCATAGTAAATAACTGGTTTGAACAAGGTGACGTAATTATTGCTCCGTGGTTAGTTGGGGATGATCACAAACGCATACCTCGAATGACAGCCAAATACATGTTTGGGCACTTTGAGTTGCCGCATTTTAAAATGAATGCCATGGTAGAAATGCCAGATCATGGAGAGATACGTGTGGATGCGTTTGGTGGAATTGAATCAGTTTATTCTGGACATTTCCATTTAAGACAAAGCAAACGAAACGTAAACTATATTGGCAACTGCTTTCCGCATAATTTTGCCGATGCTGGCGATAACAATCGTGGTATGTTGGTCAAAGAGTGGGGTCAAGCAGACCAATACTTTAGTTGGCCTGGGCAACCGTTATATCGAGTCTTGAAATTGAGCTCAGTGATTGATCGTGCTCCAGAATTGCTAGACGCTAATATGTATGTGCGTGTTGAGTTGGACATTGATATTAGTTACGAAGAAGCCAGTTTTATCAAAGATACTTTTGTTCGGGATTACAATCTCAGGGAGATGAGCCTGATACCAGTTAAAAACACTGCGGTAGATGCTGACATGGCACCAGGAGAAATCAGTTTTGAAAGTGTAGACCAGATTGTAACAGATCAACTGACCAATATTGAAAGTGAATTTTACGATCCAAAATTACTATTGAAAATATATCAAAATCTATAATGCAAAATGTTATTACACGAGATTTTATAAATCCTAATTTTAACTTACAAGGTGATAATAGTTCAATATCAAAAAGTCAATTAGTTGACATGATTCGATATTGGAAAATTCTGTTGTGGGAAAAGTATCAACTACGTAGAGGATCAAAAGTAGGTATTGCATGCCTGGAAGTAGATGCGTATCATATATCATTAATTTTTGCCTGTTCTGAATTAGGTTGTCAGTTTGTAAGTTTAGATCATCCTATCTCTCAAGCAACCATACACAAAACAAAAGCAGCAATGTTTTCCCCAATTGATTTAGGTATTGTCGACGATATATTAGTTAAAAATTCTTTGCACCAAACAATGTTAGAAACTTATTGTAAACAGGTGGCACCACTGAGTGTATTTGATTCGTATAATATTGCTGATCATCAATTATTTTTGACTATAGCCGATTTTTATTTTTGTCAAGAAGATGATGTGTTGTTTTTAGCATCTACCAGTGGCACTACTTCAGAGTCGATCCGGGTACCTTATACACACAAATATACAGCACAGTTGTCCGTTAGGAATAGTAAGATTTTTAATCATAAAAATCATAGTCGAGTAATACACACGCGAAACATGCATCATGCTAGTAGTCTATTATTGCATTTTTTGCCAACATTGTATGCTTGTTCAAATCACTGGCACAAATATTTCAATTCTGATGATCATGAATCAATAGATAAATTTATAGACATTTTGACTAATTTTCAGATTAATTTTTGTTTGGTAGATAATCGATTTAATTTAGATTTAATAATTAAAAAATTAAAATATCGAAAAATATGTTTTGATCATTCAATTGAGTTTAATATTAGCGGATTTTTACTAGATAAACAATTACAAGATAATATCGCCGATCATAATATAACAGTAGTATCTACGTTTGGTTCGGTAGATACAGGTGTGCCACTTTTTATTAATCGATTAAATCGTGATACTGATCCGTGTTTACTAACCAATGGATTAATTGGATATTTTCCAGATGATAATTTTTATCGTTTAACAATATCAGAAGTGTCAGTGCAGGTCGATTGTCCAGGACACTGGCATGCCAGGATCCTAAATGATTGTATTGAAGAAAAAAATAACTTATACTATCACTTGCATCGAAGTAATACAATTAATTTTGAAAATTTAAGTTTTGATCTAGTTTCATTGACTGAGTTTGTACAACAACTACTTGATAACAACGATTTATCTGTAATAGTGGATTTAAAAAATCAATCTTTATATTTGGTTATATGGAACAGTTTTGTTACCGTTGAATTACCCACACTAAAACAAGCACTACTTGATTCTAAATTTAAAAGTTGCGCATCGTTTTTTAAAAAAATAAAAAATTTAGACAAAAAACAGTTTACCATTGACACTAAAGTAAGTGTTGATCAATTACGGGGATACTTGCAAATAAATGATACAAATTAAAAATTTAACTGTGCGGAACTTTATGAGTGTGGGCAACGCTATTCAGATCATCAACTTTGATCGGCGTGATCTTACTCTTGTACTAGGAGAAAATTTAGACCTTGGTGGTGATGGCAGTCGCAATGGCACAGGTAAGACCACTATTATTAACGCTCTTAGCTATAGCTTGTATGGACAAGCACTCAATAACATACGCAAAGATAATCTGGTAAACAAGACTAACGGTAAAAATATGTTGGTCAGTTTAGACTTTGTAGTAGGATCACAACAGTACCGTATTGAGCGTGGTCGTAAACCTAATGTGCTACGATTTTTTGTCAACAGTCAAGAACAGTCAGCCACAGACAACGCACAAGGCGATTCAAGAGAAACACAAGATGCTATAGAATCAATACTGGGCATGAGTCACAACATGTTCAAGCATATATTGGCCTTGAATACTTACACAGAACCATTTTTGAGTTTGAAAGCCAACGATCAACGAATCATAATTGAACAGTTATTGGGTATCACTATGCTTAGTGAACGTGCTGATCGTATTAAAGAACTCAATCGCGACACTAAAGATGCAATGACTCAAGAAGAATTTCGTGTTCGTGCAATAACCGAAGCTAACCAACGCATAGAAGAACAAATTGAAGCTATTAAACGAAGGCAGTCTTTATGGATCACTAAGCATAGTGAAGATCTTAACAGTCTCACTAATGCGCTAAATGCACTAAAAGAAATTGATATTATCGTTGAAATACAGGCGCACAAAGATCACAAACTATGGGATCAAAAACGCAAAGACATAAATGATCTTGCAAGTGCCATTGGTCGTGTCAAACTTGACCTAGGCAGAGAAGAAAAAACTGTTGCCAAGTTAATAAAAGATATTTCTGCACTAGAAAATCACACATGCCATGCATGTGGGCAAGACCTACATGATTCCAAGCATGAAGAAGTATTAGCAAGTAAACAACAAGACCTAGCAACTGCTCAGGCCAATGCACACACACATGCTGATGAGTTAGCACAACTTGAATCTGCACACAAAGAGTTAGGTACGTTAGGCAAACCGCCTAAGATGTTTTATGACCGAGAAGCGGATGCTATTCAACATCGTGCTACACTAGAAAATTTACAGAAACAAATTTCAGATAAGTCTGCAGAAGTAGATCCTTACGGTGAGCAGATTGAAGAGATGCAAAGACAAGCACTGCAAATTATTGATTATACAATTCTCAATGAACTAACCAGATTACAAGAACATCAGGACTTTTTACTTAAACTACTGACCAGCAAAGACAGTTTTATTCGTAAAAAAATTATTGAGCAAAATTTAAGTTATCTCAATGCTAGATTAACTCACTATTTAGATAAAATTGGATTACCACACACTGTGGTATTTCAAAATGATCTTACTGTGAGCATTGAAGAACTGGGTCGTGAATTAGATTTTGATAATTTAAGTCGTGGCGAACGCAACAGATTGATCTTGAGCATGAGCTGGGCATTCCGAGATGTATGGGAAAGTTTATATCAACCAATCAATGTGTTATTCATCGACGAGATGATTGATTCAGGACTAGACACACAGGGAGTAGAAAATGCACTGGCACTACTTAAAAAAATGAGTCGTGAACGACATAAATCAGTCTGGTTGGTTAGTCATAGAGACGAATTAGCTAGTCGGGTTGAAAATATCTTAAAAGTTGTCAAAGAAAACGGGTTTACTTCGTACAGCGCTGATATTGAACTAGCATGAAAATAATAATTACTGGTGCTAACAGTGGTATTGGCCAAGGACTAGTTCACAAACTACAACACCATTGTGTAGTTGCGTTGACCAGGCAACTACTAGACTTATCAAACATATCTGAGGTATATGCATATAATTTAGATGCTGCTGACATGTTAATTAATTGTGCAGCTACCGACATAGGCGGAAAAATTGATTTTGTAAATCATGAAACTCAGTGTATAATTGATATTATTAACACAAATTTTTTAGCACCAATTTTACTAACAAAAAAATTATTGGCCAATAATAAAAAATGCAAAATAGTAAATATAACAAGTACCAACAACAATCGTTATTGGCCTAATGATTTAGCATATAGTTTAAGTAAACAATCACTGGCTAACTTTGGCAATATGTTGCAAATTGAATATCCCGACATATCTTATTTAGAAATAAGATTAGGATTGACAAAAACAAAATTCAATGACAATAGATATCGTCTGAGCCCAGAAAGATTTTCTGACGTTTATCAAAATTCTTATCTTGATATAGACACAGTCGTTGAAAAAATTATATCAGTATTATTTGATTCTTCAGTGAAATTTATAGAAATATCCCCATGACTTATCCTTGGCAACTTTATCATTGGCATTTTGAAGTTAGTGGCAAATGCACATTAAAATGTCCACGTTGCCCACGCAATGATACCAAGGCTGTACCTTGGATGAATCAAGAATTGGATTTAGAATTTTTTAAACGTACTCTTAGTCCGGAGTTGTTAAAAACACAGGTTAAAAGAATAACAATGTGTGGCGATATAGGTGATCCTATCTATGCCAGTGAATACATTGATATTGTTGCATATATTAAAAATATCAATCCTACAATACACATTTACACTATCACCAATGGCAGTTATCGTAAAGAATCCTGGTGGAAAGATTTTGCAAAAGTATCAAATGAGAATGATACCGTTAACTTCAGTGTAGACGGCTACAATAATGCTAGCAATAATTTGTACCGTGTAGGCAGTAACTGGGATTCAATTATGACAGGCATGAAAATCATGTGTCAAGAAAGTGCAGCGCATGTGTACTGGGCAGCTATTTTGTTTGCTTTTAACCAAGATTATCTTGACAAAATAAAACAACAGGCTACAGAAATTGGCTGTGATGGTGTACAACTTACATACAGTACAAAATTTGGCAGCAAGTACGGAGCCGCATACGGCGGCTCAGAAGATACGCTGGAGCCAAGATCTGAATTTATCAGTAGTACTCATAGATATGAACGATCATTTATACCAATTACCAACCGGCAACAATCAAATCAACAGTATTTAAATCACAACCAAAATCAATACATCAAAATCAAACAACAATACAACAAATTTATAACTCCTATGTGCTCTATTGGAAATCGTGGGTTATATGTAAGTGCTGACGGTGTACTGCATCCATGCAGCTGGGTTAGTTACCCTTATACATCAATTGGCACTGAAAGAAAAACCATCGAGTTTCAGAATAGCTTTCATCAGATGTATCGAGATCAATTAAATTTAAAAAAATATTCTCTAGATCAAGTTTTAGATAATCCAATTTGGGATAAACTTTTCTCCACATTTAATAATCCAGCAAAGGCCTGGGTTGAGTGCGAGCAAAAATGTAATTGCGATCTAGTAGACAAAAACTATGCAGTAGGCTACCTAACAAACTAAGTAAGCAGCAAAGACATTTTATTGAATCAAACATGACATGGTATTATCAAGACACCCCAGTTACGGTATTACCCGATGATTGTGTAGGATTTGTTTACCTAATTACAAACAATCTAACTAATCGTAAATATATAGGCAAAAAATTAGCAAAATTTAGTAAGACAACATACAAAACAGTTAAACAAAAAAACGGAATTAAAAAGCGAAAAAAGATACGCAACAAGATTGACAGTGACTGGCAGGAATATTATGGATCTAGTCCAGAATTAACTGCAGATATAATCAAACTAGGCAAAGAAAATTTTCGGCGAGAAATTCTTTTTTACTGTCAAAGTAAATCAGAATGCAGCTATATTGAAGCAAGAGAACAATTTTTAAGAAAAGTATTAGAATCCGCAGATTATTATAATGGCCATATACAAGTTCGTGTACACGGCAGTCATATTATAAAATTACAAAAAATTAAGTCATGACGACAATTGTTGCTGTTCTCACTGATCCTGGAAAAGGTGGAAATTTTTTAACTTGGTCTTTGCATTATTTGGCTGGACATACACATTATTTTAATACAAACACAAACAACTGGAACAAATTAACTAACAATCCATTGACTGATGTAAATGCTCATAATTTTCAAGCCAATCAAATAAATGAATATAAAAATTTAAACTCCGTACTAACAAAGTTATTAAAATGTAAAACAGATGATTTTCATACTATATACATGCACAATCTTAAAGAATCTGTTTACTCTAATGAATTTTTAGATACAAAAAAATCTGTAACTGATATTTTATTAGTAACTGATAAAATTGTTGTACTATCTAATCAATCAAAAAATTCATTGTATGAAAAATCATTTCACACAAGATCAGCAAGGCATTCTTTTGTAGATTCTACTATTCAAAAAATATCAAGCCAAGATCAACTTGAAGATTTTGTAAATTATTTTTTCAATGATAGTATTAACAAATGGAAAGAACTAAACCTGACAAACATATGGGATCAACGAGAATTTTTAGCACTTAATTTACGCCATAACACTGTATCAATTGCACCTTCTATTGATCTTTCTATTAATCACTATAGTATTGATTGTATGGAATTATTTAATCTTGGTGACAAACTCATGCAAGATTTGTTTGATTATTTAAAAATTACAATTGACAATAAAAGAATTGCATCTTGGAATACTATCTATTCAAATTGGAGAAAAATACATTATAACAGATTGAATTTTTTATGGTGTTTTGATAAAATAATTGATTACATTTTAAATAACTATTATATGGATTTATCTAGATTTAATCTAGATATAATACAAGAAGCATTTATACAACACGAACTAATATACAAGCATAATTTAAATTTAAAAACTTTTCAACTTGAAAAATTTACAGATACTCAACAACTTCATAGTCTCTTAGAACCCAACATACATCCTTTAGGCATTTACTAACAAACATCAAAAGACTCTGTGGCAAGCATTATGGCTTGCCCCCATTGAGGAACGGTGAAATACCCGGTCCAGACTTGGGCGTCGCAGGCAATTGCTAACTACAGGCAACAAATGGTTCGGGCTCTGATGAAAAAGATACAACCCGTGCTCATAGGACTTGGATTTATTGTTGGGTCACTAGGGTTCCGTTGATATGTGAAGCTTGAGTAGGGGGTACCGGTCAACCGCCTCCGTGTGTGCAAACACAATCTCATTACAATAGATGACTGCTGTCACTCAGATGATGCTTTCTTTTCACCGTGCATACGGTGAATTGTGACCACATAATCTAGATGATACTAAAACAAGTCAATTAAAAAAAAATGTCTGAGCTCAAGCGAAAGACATAGATCTCTAAGAGATCTCAAACGAGTTGAGTAGTTAATGCTTTAGAAAATAATTCAAAATATAAATTATTTGATTTAATACCAGGATGTAAATCATCAGGATTGGTATCAATTTTTAGTGATGCCATTGAGTTATATAAATTTAACCAACAAGATTGATTGATACTTCCTGCATCATTTAACTTATTGTGCAATTTTTCATATAGTTGACAAACTTCTTTGCTATTTCTAGTATCTGCATCCAAAATCATTTGAGTATATTTTGTATATTGATTTGGTTCTAGATTGTTTTTCTTTGTAAAAAAATCTTCGTCCCAAGGACAAAGGCCATTTATGAAAAACGCCTTGGCTCCTATTAAATTTGCTAATTTTACTATTGAATTTGTGTATTCAACAATGTTTAAAATTTCTGGAAGAGGATGAGCTAGTGTTAAAAATCTATCACGTATTGAATTTAGATATGTTTTGCTGTAATTTAATAAATGAAGATTATGATCAAGGCATTCAACATTTGGAATAAAAAATTGTTTAGTGGCATACAATTCAAATCCTAATTCTAGTTCGTGTCTATTTAAACTGGTCCATTGTACTATAATATACTCAACTGGATAAGATACCAGTGCTTTTATGGTATCTTGAAAAATTCCTGCATTTGATCTACCAGCTGCACCTACATTAAGTTTGATAGTGTTTGAAAAAAAATTATTGTATATTTGATTTACCCACAATGATGGCTCGTTTTTAGTTAATTCAAATCCTTCACCTTGGGTCAACGAACACCCGGAAAAAACAGTGTATTTCATAAATTTTGGTCAGGCCAATCTCTAAATAAGGCATGCTGTATATTGCCGCTGACAAATTGATTAAATGATTTGTGTTTCTCTTCAAGGTCGCCTTTGAGTGGTGCTACTCTTTTAAACGCAGAATCCATTTGACCCATATCCTTAAATTCCATGATAATCATCCATTCAGGCATATCAGCAATGCTACGAAATCCCATTTTACAACGAGTTATTCTGTAGTTTTCCATTCGGCCTTCCGAAATTAAATGATCAAAAAAACTTTTCATTCCGTTGACCCATTCAACATCAGTAATATCACCTTCTTTGTCTGCCCAAATTGTATATAAATCCATGGTTACTCCAGTGGTCCTAGTATTTCAAATCCATCAAGTTCAGATTTGTACAGATGTGCTTGCTCAAGGTACAAGTATTTGAATCCTCGCTCCTTGTATATTGCACACTCTGTTTTCATAGTTTCAATTCCTAAACGTAGTCTAGGTTGATGATATGTCCATGCAAATTGATCGCATAGTGCATTGTGTTGATCAAAGCGTCGAATTAGGCTCCACGCCACAAGTTTATTATTATCGTAGTATCCAATGACATCAGCCATTGGGTCTTGATATCTACTGTGAAACATGGGCATGACACTGGCAAAGTGTTTGTAGATACTGTATGTTCTATAGATATCATCTAGCTTGTTTAGTGTTGCTTTGTCACGATCTGTAATATATTTCCATGCTACACTAGGAGAGTATTCAGTTTTGGCAAGATTAATTCTAGCAAATTGATATGTCATAGTCCAGGATCCTGCCGATGTTTGAACAATGATTTCAAGTATTCTTTGGGCCATGAGTCATAAAAGCCTTTGGCGGCTATTTGTTTGGCTCGGGCATCAAGATCACTCAGGCTCTGTACCAAGGCAAGTGCATAAGTTCCTTGATTCATTGTTACACCGTTGACTATCTCTGGATCTGTAGGATGATCCTCCAAGGCCAACATGTCTCGGCGTAATAAACATTCTTCGTTGGCCTGTGAGATACTGGCACTAAACAATTCATAAGTCCATTCTGCAGGATCATATGCATACACTATAACTTCGTACTGGCCCATGCCCCACTTGCTGCGATTTCGTAAATCATAATAGGGATCCTGGCCTGTAAAAATTCCCACTGTGTTTTTTAATCTTGCACTGCGAGCATACGGACAAGGCGGCCAGCCTCCTAGTGCTGGATGCGGACGCTCTACAAAGTTCTCACTCCAGGACAAAATATCTCTACGTACTTGTTCTTGATCTAACATGTTAAAAAAATGGAAGTCCTGATTTTTTGGTAGTTTCCATGTTGTCTTTGATTATCTGCCCAATCATTTCTTTTTCACTGACACTGAGTTGCAGAGCTTGCTCGTAGCTGATACCGCCTCGCATGTACCAAGCCATTTGCAACGCCTCCCGCCGGATATTTTTTATATCTTTGTCCATCTGATCTACAATTTTACCAATTGTGTCAGCGTCCGAGACTAGGAGGCGGGTACGAAAAAAGTTGACATGTCCAAACTAACTGATTGCTCGTATTCGTGTGTGCACTCGTCACACACTATTTTCATAGGTTGCATTTCGGCTTGCGCTTTTAATTTTATAATGTGATCTCTGATTTGTGTAAACAAGTTGCGATCACAGTTCTTTAGGAATTCTTCTATGTATTCTGGCTCACTGACCATGGCAGTGGGCGTTTTGATTGTGGCCACACTTTGTGCCAAAGCCGACACTGTGATATCTGTGATTTTTTTCATGGCTGCAGTCAGTGCAGTCATTTTGTCATTGTTGTTCATTTCAGTGTTGGGCAGGATCTGCAACAGTTTTTGATTTTCAAACTGCATTTGATTGTTGTCGTTGAGATTTCTATAATTCATGGGTCTGAAGTAGATCTCAACGTCACCAGCTCTAATGCTTTCACCGTAATTGGGTGCAGAAATTCTGTCTAGCACAGTTCTTAGATCAACTGATCTGTCACTGGTTGCAGCACATTTTGGACATTTGGTATCAAATTCCATGTCGTGCCCGTAGCTGGCAATGCGTATGGCAATTAGTATAGCATCCACATCCATGGCCGGAACTGCCCATCCATTGACAATGTTGGGCATGCAACTTTCAATCACATTCACAGTGGCTTGCCCGTTGAACAAGGCATCGGGAGTTCTGTAGGTTATTTCGTCGATGGCAGTCATGGGCAACACAGGTAATTCTCCGGTGTCAGTCATGGTCAGTGTGCCAGGCGGATAAAACTGTCCGTTGCTGGGCAATCGGATGTAGATTGCAGGTTGTCTAAAATACTGTTGAAGCGGGTTGTTTGATGGCATGGTCGTCCTCGGTAAATATAATTATGACTGATCGCTACACCCAAGAAGAAATCCAAGAAATCGCTGACAACTATGCCAACGCATTAAAATCTGGCATTGAGCCCACGGCTGACATGACCCGTGAAATGAAAGATGCCGCAGTTGGTATCAAAGGCTATACTGCAGCAGTCGAATCGGCTAAAAAACAATTTGTTTCTAGTTTAGGTAAAATTGCAGGCGATCTTGGCACTGCCATGTACAAAGGCACCAAGGGTGCAGGTGTCTTAGGAGACGCAGCCGAACAAGCAGGAACTGCACTAGAAGTCATGATCTTGAACATACCCGGAATTGGTCTGGCAGCCAAAGCAGCCGCAGTGGCCATTGGTTTGTTTGCCAAAGGCGTCAACATGGCCGCCAAGCAAGGCGATGCACTGTACAAAAGCTATCAAGAACTTGGCAAAAGCGGCCAAGGGGCCGCAGGCGGTATCACTGATGTGTTCAACAGCATGCAGAAGTTGGGCTACGGAATTGAAGAACTGGATTCAGCAGTTAAATTATTGACCGGTCACTCTACAGATTTAGCTACATTTAGCGGTACTGCAGCTTCAGGAGCACAAGCATTTGCAGATTCAATGAAAGGTATCACACACGGGCCTTTCTTGGAAGAAATGATGAATCTGGGCAAAACAGTTGACGACCTCAATGCCGCTGGTGCATCATATGTCAAACAACAAGTGCTCATGGGCCGCAGTCAACGAGATGTGCAAGGTACTCAGACTGAACGTACCATGGCCTACATTAAATCTCTGGATACCCTGCAGAGATTAACTGGACAAAGCGCAGAAGCTTTGGAAAAACAACAAGAAGAAGCCTTGGATGACGATGCCTATAATATCTACATGGAGCGATTGGAACAAAGTGGCAAAGCAGGACAAGAACAAGCGCAAAAAATAAAAGAATCATTGGCAATGTTAGATCCAAGCATACAAAAATTAGCCAGAGCGGGTATTGGTGGTAATGTCGGAGCTCAAGGCGAGCTGATGAACATGATGCCAAACTTTATTAAAGATTTGCGAGATCAAAATATGTCTCGCGATCAGACTCTTGCCAATGCCAACAAAGATCTTATAACATTCAAAGACAGATTTGGCGACAACTATATGCAGGCCGCTGATTCAATGGAAGGCTTTGGCGTACATGTAACAGCCATAAACAAAACTATTGGGCAAACTGGCAATCTCAAAGAGCGTGAAGCATATGCTGCCAAAGAAAAAGAAATGCACGATGATGCTACAAAAAATCTTACTGCGACACAGATTGCGCAAATGAACACTAGAGACAGTTTACAAAGTTTAGTGCAACTGGGTGTAGCTCCAGTGACTACGGCCTTCAGCAATCTTGCAGATGTGGTAGCGGATTTGACCAGTATGTTGCCAGGTGGAAAAAGTCGACCTGGCAAAGGACTCAGTGCACCTGCACCAGAATTGGGTGCACATGGCACAGGTACACGAGGCGGAAGACTAGCGGCCACTGGAGCTGGAGCGGTAGCTGGCGCAACATACGGAGCCACCCTTGGCACTGCTATTCCTATCCCGCTTGTTGGCACTGGCATTGGTGCAACAGTAGGCGGTATTATCGGCGGTATTACAGGCTATTTAGGTTATAGTAACTTTGGTGGAGCACTAGACAAACCAGAAAATTATTTAAAATTTACCGGCGAAAGCGGGTCAGTGGCTAATTTTGAGCAACTGGATCCCAATGTTCAACGGCAAATCATGGCTGCTGGCAAGGCCTACTCAGAAATGACAGGAGGCCAAAAACTCATAATCAACAGTGCCAAGCGTACCACAGAAAAACAAACTCAACTTTATAATGATTGGCTGGCCAACGGCAAACGTGGCAATCCTGTGGCACCTCCTGGCCGTAGTGCGCACGAGTCAGGGCTAGCAGTAGATATCGAACAAGGCAAAGGCGATAACAACGCAATCTCTGCGCTGAATCAAGCTGGCCTGTATCAAACAGTGCCCAACGATCCTGTGCACTTTCAGCCCAAAGGAGCGCCACCAGAAGCAGCCATGGAATATGGTGGTATTGTTCGAGCTAGACCGGGTGGAACCAATATTCTAGCAGGCGAAGCCGGGGATGACGAAGCATTTGTGCCCTTGCGTGGTGGCAAGATTCCTGTGGACATTAAAAATTCTAGTTTTATTAAAGAATTCACACGTGATATTCTTGGCAATATAGGAATGGATCAACCGCAAAGATCTGGTGTAACGGCCAGAGAAGGAGTGGAAAATCTTAGATTATTACTGCCAGAATTTAGTCAAGCTATCTCTGGCAGTATGGGCAATATTCAAGAAGTTCAAGCTGCATCAATAATGTCGTCAGTTAAAACCACTCTAGATAACTTTGTCAAAACAAAAATGCCTAATCCTGGTGATTTTGCTGGCAGTTCAGTGTTGCCAAATTTCAACAAAGCATTGCCCGAAACAGACACTGCAACCATGTTGTCTGACAGAACTGACAAACTCACACAACAGTTGGCCAAATTGGAAAAACTGCCAGTGGCTGCAGGTGGTTCTGACAACTCACAGCAACTGGCACTGATGAGTCAACAGCTAAACAAACTGGACGAACTGGTCAGAGTCATGAACAGTCAGCTAAATGTATCGGGAAAGATATTGGCTTACCAACACTGATCTGCGGTAAATACTGCAAGGAAAACTCACATGTCTTGGAGAAAATATTTCAAAGTCGCTGGTCCTGAGGGAGTAGGCGGTGCACTCAGCCCAATTTCTGGTCGTAATCAATTTGGCATTCCTGGCTATGATCGTCAACGAGGCGGTGATTACACTGGCGGAACACCCAATGATTTTGCCTTTAGAAACTATGCCAGTAGACTGCCTGAAGTGTATTCTGGTCACCCAAATCGTGTTGAACGCTACAATCAGTACGAAAACATGGATCAGGATTCTGAAGTAAATGCATGTTTAGACATCATTGCTGAATTCTCCACACAACTAAACGACGACAACGAAACACCTTTTGACATACATTTTTCTGACAAGCCCACGGATCACGAAATTGAAATTATCAAAAAACAACTGCAACAGTGGACCAAACTCAACAAGCTGGATCAGCGCATATTCAAACTGTTTCGAAATACTATCAAGTACGGTGATCAGGTTTTTTTGCGTGATCCAGAAACATTTGAAATGTTCTGGGTTGACATGGTCAAAGTTGCCCGTGTGATTGTAAATGAATCAGAAGGTAAGCGTCCAGAACAGTACATAATCCGAGATATCAATCCCAACTTTCAAAACATGAGTGTGGCATCAAAAACCACACAGGATTACTATGTCAGCAGAGCCACAGGCGCCTCAGGACAAACCAACTATACTGCGCCCAACGGTGGCGGCTACGGTGGAGCAGGTGGCGGCGTAGGCAACAACAGATTCACACAGGCCATGAACGAAAGTTGCATAGACAGCCGTCATATTGTGCATTTGAGTTTAAATGAAGGCCTGGATTTTTTCTGGCCTTTTGGGCAAAGTATCTTAGAAAACATATTCAAAGTTTACAAACAAAAAGAATTGCTTGAAGATTCTGTGTTGATTTATCGTGTACAACGTGCTCCAGAGCGACGCCTGTTCAAAATTGACGTGGGCAACATGCCCAGTCACATGGCCATGCAGTTTGTGGAACGTGTCAAAAATGAAATGCATCAGCGCAGAATTCCCACTACCACTGGCGGTGGCGCTAACATGATGGATGCCAGTTACAACCCACTCAGTATCAATGAAGATTACTTTTTTCCACAGACATCTGATGGGCGCGGCAGTTCAGTAGAAGTACTACCCGGTGGTGAAAATCTTGGCGAAATTGATGACTTGAAATACTTCAACAACAAAATGGCACGCGGTCTACGTGTGCCGTCAAGTTATTTGCCCACAGGACCTGATGATTCTGGTATTGCCATGAACGACGGCAAAGTAGGCACTGCCTTGATTCAAGAGTATAGATTCAATCAATACTGTATTCGTTTGCAGAACTTGATCATGCAAAAACTGGATGATGAATTCAAAATGTTCCTGCGTTGGAGAGGCTTCAACATTGATTCTGGCTTGTTTACTATCAAACTATGTCCGCCACAGAACTTTGCCAGCTATCGTCAAAGCGAACTGGATACCACTAGAATCACTGCATTTTCAGCCTTAGAGCCGCTACCTTACATGAGCAAGCGTTTTTTAATGAAACGTTATCTAGGACTCACCGAAGAAGAAATCATTGAAAACGAACAACACTGGCGCGAAGAACGTGATCAACCTGATCTGGAAACCACACAAGGGCAGGATCTGCGTAGTATTGGTATTACTCCAGCTGGCATGGAAGCTGACATCGAAACAGGACAAGAATTATCTCAAAGTGAGCTAGCTGGTGCACCTGGCAGCCAACCTACACCCAGTGTGAGCCCCGGTGCCAATAGTTTAGGTGGCTCAGCTGGTGCTGCTGGAGCTCCCAGTGGCGGTGCGCCAGGCGTACCCGGAGTATAAATACTAGCATGATTCTCAACGAAATATACGAAAAATCTCCAGCTGCTTATCAAGATCTCAGTCAAGATAACAGTCAACTCAAACTGGGTGATTTGAGAAAAACTCGGTTGACACTACGTCAGTTAAACAAACTACGACAAATGCAAGACGTTCGCAGTTATGAATACAAAGAAAAATTAAAATTAGTGCGTCAACAGTATGCACCTCCTCCTGTGGCTCCTGGCCTGTAATATTTTTTAAATATTACCAGTTTTCTACCTCAAAAGTACCAATATTACCAGATATATGTAAATATATCTACGAGCCATAACCTTTGGAGGATACAATATGACATCGAAATTTGAACAGTTGATTGAGTACGTAATCAACGATGAAGAACAAAAAGCTCGCGAGCTTTTCCACGATATCGTGGTAGAAAAATCTCGTGAGATCTACGAAAACCTCATGGACGAAGATGCTGAAGAGCAAGAAGAGTCCATGGAAGAATCTGATGATTCCATGGAAGAAGAAGCCATGGAAGAAGGCATGGATTCATTTGGTGGCGACGCCAGTGATGATTTAATTGATGACGTCGAAACTGAAGAAGAAGGTATGCCCATGGAAGGTGACGAAGAGTTTGATGATGCCGCTGAAAAAGACGGACATGAACTCACACACGATATGGAAATGGATCATGATAACGAAGGCGACATTGAAGATCGCGTAGTTGATCTTGAAGACAAGCTGGACGAACTCATGAGCGAATTTGAAGCACTCATGGGTGGTGAAGAAAGTGACGACGGAATTGACAGTGATCTCAAAGGTGACGAAGGCGAACCACTTGGTGGCGATGCACTTGCCCAAGATGATACACAAGCATTCGGTGACGAACAAGGCATGATGGAAAATGTCAAGTTGGATGCTGCTCCAAAACCTGTGACCAGTGAACCAGCTGGAACAAATACCAAAGGCGTAGTTGCTTTTAATTCTGGTGCCAAAGGCATGCAAGGTGCTCCTGTTAAAATGACAGGTGACGTTGCTCAAGGTCGTTCAGCACCAAAAACAGGTGATTTGCCAGATGCAGGCAAATTTAAAAACGTACCAGGTAAAGGTGGGTTAGGTGCTACTTTAGCAGCCGCTCCAAAACCTGTTACAGCTCAAGCCGCTGGTGTGAATACTAAAACACCATTTCCAAGAGGCTAAGCACTAGATATGGCTCGCAACACTTATCTAAAAGAACATCTAAGCTTTACTCAGGCCAGGGTTGAACTCTTGACTGAGGAAGCTGCAGATGGTTCTGGCAAAACCCTGTATATGAAGGGTATTTGCATTGAAGGCGGCGTGAAGAATGCCAACGAGCGTGTATATCCTGTGCATGAAATTGCCAAAGCCGTTGATACCATCAATGAACAAATCAAAACTGGTCACAGTGTGCTAGGTGAAGTTGACCATCCAGATGATTTAAAAATCAACCTAGATCGTGTGAGTCACATGATTGAAGGCATGTGGATGGATGGCCCATGTGGCTATGGAAAATTGAAAATATTACCCACACCCATGGGACAACTGGTTAAAACCATGTTGGATTCAGGTGTGAAACTAGGTGTTTCAAGTCGTGGATCCGGAAATGTCAACGACTCAAACGGACATGTCAGTGACTTTGAAATAGTCACTGTGGATGTAGTTGCCCAACCCAGTGCTCCTCATGCATATCCTACAGCAATTTATGAAGGTCTTCTCAACATGAAGCACGGACATAAAATACTGGGGATGGCCAAAGAAGCCAGCGCGGACAACAAGGTACAGAGGTATTTGAAAGGCGAAGTAATGAAGCTGATCAAAGAACTCAAAATCTAAGGAAAACATAATGTTAGACATTATAAAACCATTATTAGATAGCGACCTGATCAACGAGGAAACTCGTAGCGAGATCACAGAAGCTTGGGAAGCCAAGATGACTGAAGCTCGTGAACAGGTACGTGCAGAACTACGCGAAGAGTTTGCACAACGCTATGAGCACGATAAGACAGTGATGGTGGAAGCCCTAGATCGCATGGTTACAGAAGGTCTTGCAGTAGAACTTCAACAAGTGCAGGCTGAAAAGCAAGCATTGGCTGAAGATCGTGTCAAGTTCCAAGCTAAAATGAAAGAATCATCCACAAAGTTCAACGACTTTATGGTGACCAAATTAGCAGAAGAAATTGGTGAACTGCGCAAAGACCGCAAGATGCACACAGAAAGTTTGTCTAAATTAGAAAACTTTGTGGTACATGCACTTGCAGGCGAGATTCAAGAATTTGCACGAGACAAACGTGATGTCGTAGAGACTAAGGTTCGTTTGGTGCGTGAAGCTCGTAGAACATTGGAAAATCTCAAAGCTCGATTTGTAACAGAATCAGCCAAGAAAATGTCCGGTGCTGTCAGCCAACATCTTAGGGCCGAACTAGGCCAGTTGAGAGAAGACATTCAAGTTGCTCGCGAGAACAATTTTGGACGTAGAATCTTTGAAGCATACGCTGCAGAATTTGGTGCTACTCATTTGAATGAGAAAGCCGAAGTTCGCAAGTTGCATGATATTATCTCTGAAAAAGATAATAAACTGAGCGAAGCCATCAAACTCACACAAAGAGCAAAAGTTCTTGTGGAGTCAAAAGAACGTGAAATACGTATGATTCGAGAGTCCAACGAGCGCGAAAGCACTATGGAACTCTTACTTGCTCCTTTGAACAAAGAAAAGCAAGCAGTTATGCGTAATTTGCTAGAAAGCGTTCAAACATCACGTTTGAAAAACGCATTCGAGAAGTATCTACCAGCTGTGTTGGAAGATCGTTCCGTAAGAGCCCCTAAAGTGATTACAGAATCATATTCCACAGAAACTGGCGATAAATCCGTCCGTGTTCAAGAAGAAGACCAAATTGCCGAAAGCAATGTAATCGATCTTAAACGCTTGGCCGGGCTGTAAAAAAGAAAAAAAGGAGACTTAAATGTCACAGGAATTATTAGAAGGTCGTTGGAACGAGACCAAAGAAGCATTGCTAGAAGGCCTGCAAGGTTCAAAGCGTACTTCAATGAGCGTTATCCTCGAGAATACAAAAAAGTACTTGCGTGAAAACGCAACATCAGGCTCTACTGCATCTGGAAACATCGCTACGTTAAACCGTGTGATTCTGCCAGTGATTCGACGTGTTATGCCAACCGTTATTGCTAACGAGTTGGTAGGTGTACAACCAATGACAGGTCCAGTAGGTCAAATTCACACATTGCGTGTGCGTTATGCTCAATCATTGCAAGATAACTCATTGGCTGCAACTAGTGTAACAGCTGGTCAAGAGGCATTGAGTCCATTCACAATTGCCACTGCATACTCCACAGTTCCACAAGGTACTGGTACTGCTACTGGTTATACTGGTAACAATACAGCTACCATGGAAGGTACAGGCGGTAAGCAAATTTCTGTTCAAATCTTGAAACAAGCCGTAGAAGCCAAAACACGTAAGTTGCAAGCACGTTGGACATTTGAATCTGCACAAGACGCACAAGCCATGCATGGTATTGACGTTGAAGCAGAAATCATGGCAGCTCTTGCACAAGAGATCACTGCTGAGATTGACCAAGAGATTCTCTTGAGCTTGCAAACACTTGCAGCTACAGAGTACACATACAACCAAGCTACTGTTTCTGGTACTGCAACATTCGTTGGTGACGAGCATGCCGCATTGGCAGTTTTGATCAATCGTGTTGCTAACTTGATTGCTCAGCGTACACGTCGTGGCGCAGGTAACTGGTGCGTTGTAAGTCCAGCAAGTTTGACAGTGTTGCAATCAGCAACAACTTCAGCTTTTGCTCGTACCACAGAAGGCACATTTGAAGCACCTACAAACACCAAGTTTGTTGGTACATTGAATGGTGCTATGCGTGTGTTTGTAAACAGCTATGCACAAGATACACAAGCTGTGTTGGTTGGTTACAAAGGTACTTCTGAGGCTGATGCCGCAGCGTTCTATTGCCCATACATTCCATTGATGAGCTCTGGCGTTGTGTTGGATCCATCAACATTCGAACCAGTCGTTTCATTCATGACACGTTATGGTTTCGTTGAGTTGACCAATACTGCAAGTTCGTTCGGTAATGCAGCTGACTATGTCGGCGAAATTGCTGTACAAAATCTTTCATTCTCCTAATCAGAGAACTACCCAGGGATGGGAAGACAAAAAGGGCCTTGCGGCCCTTTTTTTATTATATAAAAATAAATGGCTAATAAATAATAAATGATTATTAAAGTTCCTAAAATTATAGGATGGATGCAACCACCACTTGCATATTTTTCTAAAATCTATTTAGAATATTTTATTAATCTAAATAAGAATAAATTTTCTTCTAATGTTTTATTAATAGACGAGTATAATTTGGAGGGTATAGATTATAAAAATTGGTACAATCTAGTAGAACAGATTAAAACTTTGGTCAAAGTCAATAATATTAACACTATTATAATAGATGCAACATTTAATCCAATAAAGTTAGATTTTAAATACTGGGAAATGGCACCTACATATTTAGAAATGCAAAAAGAATTGTCTCAGATCATTGACACCTATATATTAACCGGCGATTTTTTATATTATTATTATAAAAATCCAGCAGTTATATTTTTTCCTACATTTTTATGGTTAGATTGTAAAAAATATATCATTGACACACAATATAATATTGAATATACAGACAAAACAAAGGGATTGATGAGTCTTAATTCCAATCCTCATTGGCATAGAATATATCTGTTTTCGTTACTGGTACAAAAGTCTTGGTTTAATACCATTAGTTTTACTTTTCATTCTAAAAGTCATTCCGGCTCAGATAGAAAACAAGAATTAAAATTGCAAGATAGACTTAATGATTTTGCAATCACTAAAATTTTAACTTATGAAGAACGTGAACTTGCTAAGAATTATGCACACGTGTTGCCATGTACTTTAGATGGCGAATTAAATACAGATAAATCGCTCTGGGGCATCAATGATGATCTGTGGATTTACAAAAAACATGCTATTAATCTTGTGACAGAAACTAGTTTAACAGACGGAATATTATTAACAGAAAAAACTTGCAAGCCATTTATGACTTATCAAATACCTATCATAGTTGGTCCAATTGGAGCAAATAAATTTTTAGAAGACATTGGCTTAGATATGTTTAGCGATTATGTGCCATGGAAAACTTGGGACAGTGAAACTGATCATAAACTTAAAATAAGAAAAATTGTAGAATTTTTAGATCAATTATTATCAAGTTCTAGTGCAGAAAAAGATATACTTACAGCACATCAAACTTTTCATACAAGATTAAAGAAAAATAAAGAATATTTTCATAGTACAGAATTTGAGCATGTTTTAGTGGAACAACTTAGATTTTAAACCAGCCTAAGAATTTGTGTATTTTGTCTGTAACTGATTGCCAATCGCCCATTTTGGGTTGACGAAATAATCTTGCAGTTGAATACCAAGGACTTGAATCACGATCTAGTAGCCAACGCCAATCGGTGCCAAACCAGTTCAACATCACCCATACTGGTCTTCCTAGTGCTCCTGCTAGATGTGCCACTGCGGTATCTACACTAAGTACAACGTCAAGATTGTGTATCAGTGCCGCAGAGTCAGCAAAGCTTTGTATTGTTCCAGGATATGCTCGCACGCCAATATCGATCAAAGTTTTTTCTTCTTCTGCAGTGCAATCACACTGTAGATTGATCCATTCATAATTGGGATTGCGTTTTATTAGTTCAACCATGACCTCAAATGGCATACCTTTGTGACGATTGATCCAGGTGTCTCTACGACCTGACCAACAGAATCCTACTCGTAGTCGATTTTTAGGTCCTAGAATTTTTAACCACTGTTGGGAAAGATTAGCATCAGGTGTTAGATAAAATTGAACGTGACCTAAGTTTTCTAATTTGTTGCCAATTACTCCAGGAATGCTCATGATTGGAGTCCAATAGTCAAATCCAGTGGGCTCGTCTGTGGGCAGAATAAATTGTGAAACTGCATTGCCGCCTTGAAATAACGGGATCAAACTGCCATTGCACTGCATGATAATTCGTGCACCGCGATTATAAACATCTCCAACAAATCTTATGAACTGAATATTATCACCGTGTCCTTGCTCGGCCATGATTAAAATAGTTTTATCTTTGAGATCTTGACCAGTCCATCGTGGTTGTGGAAAATTAGGAAGTAATCCATTCAAATGTTCATATTGCCACCGTACTTCATACGCAGGCCACCCTTTTTCGTAATCACCCATTAGTAAATATGCCACCGACAGATTAAATTTTGCAGTGACATTGTTAGGGTCTAATTGAATAGCACGTTGCAAAAATGGTATGGCTCCCGCAGGATCACCGCATTCTCGTAACACATTACCATAATTGTTAAATGCACTGGCCGAACATCGATCTTGGGCAAATGCCTGAGCATAGTAGGCCAAAGCCTGTTCGGGGTTGTTGTCTTCGCGGCATTGATTACCGTGAGCTATTAAGAGTTCTGTTTCCATGTTATATTTAATTTTATAGCTGGTCATGAAAATATTTACATCACCATAAATACTAGTCAACGTAATTGTGCGTTTTATGCTGAAAGGGCAACCCAACAGCGTAGCGGCTAGAACCCGCATCGGACTTCTTTAAGGAGAAAACAAATGGGTCGTCCTTTAAAAATACAAAAATATTCACCTGGGTCTGGTGATACTTCACGCAACGGTGTGGGTGTTGCAATTGATCAAGGTTTTCCTCAATTTGCCAACATGGATCCCTCAACTCAAGTTGTTCCGGTGGGCATGACAAATTCTGAGTTTTTGGGAGTAGTAGGTGGCGCTAACGCTATTGGTGGACAGACTGTGGCTAGTTCAAGCTTTCCAGTAGTTCAAATCACTGCCAATGTCAACGGTCAGCAAGGAAACGCATATATTATCAATCAAAAAGGTCAGAACAAGTATCTAGTAGCTGGCGAAGATTCAGTGTATGCTAACAATCTCACACAAGGATTTACATATCAAATTACCAATTTGGGTACAGGCACAAATTGGACTGCGCTTGGTGCTGGTACCAATCCTACCGCAGGCAAAATATTCACATGCACACAACCACTTGGAACAGGCACCGGTAACGGAACTGCATCTGATTGCGGACAAGTTGTGTTAATAGCCAACAGCACAATCAGCAGTGGTCAAATGAACATGATATTCAATGCCAATGGTGGCTCAGCTTATGCTAGCCGTTTGACCAACAAATACATTTGGGATGGTTCAAACACTCGTTACGCAGTCAACTTCTTTGTAGCAGGAGCATCAACTCCTCTTACTTTAGCCAATGTTGCTATTACAGGCAACGCTGGTGCATTTAGTTGTTCTAACACCAACATTAGCCTAGGCGAATTGATCAATGTTTCTGGTACATTATCAAACGTGGCCACAGGCACAATCACTGGTTACAGCAATCCCACTATCTATTATGTAACAGCTACCAATGGAATCAATACCTTTACATTGAGCACCACAGAAGGCGGTGCAAATATTGTAACTGGCGCAGGTAACACAACTGGCTTGACATTTGCCACGTTGAGCTCGACCACATTCAAATCTGGTGCAGACACTGCCACATGGTCTGGTAACAATGGTAATTTGACCTTGGCACAAGTTCAAAACTACACATCTTGATAGTTTTTAACAATATTAAAATCCCGCTACGGCGGGATTTTTTCTGATAAATAATCAAAAGGATCTGTAAATGTCTATTGTCTATAAAAATACCAACAGTGATTACACCATAACTGTCAATAACGGGGTAGGCACTTTTACGGTTAACGCCAATACTGTGTTTAATGGTAATGTTACTTATTCAACTCCTGCCACTACTACATTTGCTTTTTTAACGGTAGCTGCCAATAACACTGGTAATATCACCGACATGGGGTTACTAGCACAAAAAAGTGCTAGTTCTTTTGCAGGTCTAAGATTTGATACCACAGCCAACACTTGGCAAATCAGCAATGCAGTAAATTCAGACGGATCTGCTATAACAAGCTATGCCAACATTGGCACAAGCACATTGTCCATTGGCGGTTCCAATACTCAAGTACAATTTAATCAAAACAACTCACTTGGCGCCAGCGCAAATCTAACGTTTGATTATGCAAATAATGTGTTAAAAATTCAAGGAGCAGGAGTTTTAGGAAACATTGGTACCACTCCTAGCACTCCTTCAAATGCAGTGGCCCTATATAACAACACCATTGGTGATGGGGCCACAGGTGTGTATGCTTTATCAAGTTCAGTCAACGACGAACTAATCAGTGCAACACAAGCTAAAAAATTTGCTATTATATTTTAAGGAACATTTATGACTATCGCAACATATAGTGTAACTACTGCAACAGGTAATGCTTACACCAGCAGTGGAAATACTGCTATAACTTCACTTACGCTGTGTAATTGGAGTGCTGGAAACATAACAGCCAATTTATTTGTTGTTCCCAGCGGTGGATCAGCAGGAACTTCAAATCAAATGTTATATTCATTACTGATAAACAGTGGAGACACATATCAAATCTACTCTGCCGCAGAAAAAATAGTGTTGGCCAATGGTGATTCAATACGTGTAAATGCCAGTGCTAATTCTATCACTGCTATAACTTCATATACTTCTGTGTAATGGGGTATTATGTCAAAAATCGTCAATTACAATCTGGCAGCACAGGTGTAGTATTGCCTACGGGCACTTCTACTAATCGTCCAGAAAATCCATTTTTTGGCACAATACGTTATAACACCACAGTTCCAGCAGTAGAATATTTTGACGGAACACAATGGGTGTATCTACTAAGTAATTCAGGATCAATTTATACAGTAGACGACTTCACTGGTGACGGATCTACCACAGTATACACAATGAGTGTGCAAGTGGCAGATGCCAATCAAATTATTGTTTTTGTAGGATCAATTTATCAAACTCCAGGCGGCAACGGTACACCAAATGCCTACACAGTCAATGGTGGTTACGACATAACATTTACTTCGCCTCCTCCAGATCAATCAGTTATTAATGTGATTCATACCAACATATAAAACCCGCTAAATACCTTATCACCAGGATAATTTATGTCAATTAGTCGTATTGCGGGTCAAATGCTTCAAGCCAATCTTTATAGAGATGGCAACAATTTATCATTTTCCAATACGTCTACTTCTGGCTCTCTTTTGTATATTGATGTTGGCAATAGTTTTGTAGGTATCAACACTAACTCTGCCAATGTGGCGTTGACAGTCAATGGCGATATATATGCCAATAATTTAACAGGACTCGCAGTAAGTGTTGCTGGAAACATCAATAGCGGAAATATAAACACCAGCGGTGATGCTAGTGTTATTGGAAATGTTAACAGTGGTAATATCAATACCAGTGGTGATGCCAGTGTTGCTGGTAATATAATTGCTGTTGGAAACATAACTGGTGGTAATATTTTTACCAGTGGTCCCAGCGGAAACATATCTGGCGCCAACGTTATTTCGGCAAACACAATCAGTGCCAGTGGCAATGTAATAGGTGGTAATTTATTAACCTCAGGATCTGGTGGTAATATCACTGGTGCAGATTATGTTTTTGCCAATGTGTTTTCTGCCAATGTTTCTTTTGTGGCAGGAAATATAACTATTCCTGCCACAGGAAATATTGATGCTGGTACCAATTATATTGGCAATATCATTGATCCAGTACAACCACAAGATGCAGCAACCAAATACTATGTGGATCAGCTAACTGGAAATACACATCTTGGTAATTTGGCAATATCTAATACCACTATTAGTTCCAATCTTGCCAATGCCACGATTGTTATTCAACCCACTGGCACAGGTGTCGTATTGATTGATACTACTACTGGGTTGATTATTCCAGTAGGTAATACTGCACAAGAACCCAGTGCAGCAGTCGAAGGAACCATAAGATACAACACTGATACACCTGCAGTTGAAGTTTACAATGGAAATACTTGGGTAGCAGTTGGTGCCACTGATTATAGTATAACCAGTCAAACTATCAGTACTGCTGACGGATCAACTACAACTTTTACACTGGATCAATCCACAGACGCTGAACGCATATTGGTTGCAATCAACGGTCTGGGACAGAATCCTGGTATCAACTACACTGTAGTTGGCGATCAAATTACTTTCTTTGAAGCACCACAGATTTCTGATATTATTGAAATTCGCTATATAAGCCCAATACCTTCATCCGGCGGTGTTAACTCAGGCGTGCAATATCACTTGCCTTATTATGCAACCACTGGTGCTGTACTCAGTGACAGCGGCAGCAATTTGACCTGGAATGGCAGTAATTCACTGGCAGTGGGAGGAACAATAACCGCCACTGGCAATATCTCTGGCAATTACATACTAGGTAATGGCAGTCAGCTCACAGGAATATCGGCTAGCTACGGAAATTCAAATGTTCAAGCATGGTTGTCAACTAATTCAGTAAGTAATATCTTTTTTAGTACCAGTGGAAGCTATGTTGGTCCACCAACCACTGGCAATTCAAGTTCAGGATCTAAACTGGTATTGTATCCACAAGCCGGAGTCGGCAATGCTGACTATGCATTAGGTATTGATGACTATACATTATGGCAATCAGTTCCATCCAATGCACCATTTTTAGGTGATCCCTACTACTTTAGTTGGTGGGGCGGCAATACGTTGGCAGCCACATTGACTGGTGCAGGTGTTTTTAGTGCAGTTGGTGATATTTTGACTGCTGGGAATATCAGTGTCACTGGTAATGTGTATGGCAATAACTTTATTATAACTGTAACAGAAACTGTAACTGGAAATGTCACTGCTGGAAATATTTTAACCAGTGGGCTGGTTTCAGCCAGTGGTAATGTCACTGGTAACTATATTCTTGGCAACATCTCATTTGCCAATGGTATTCCATCAACATACAGTAATTCAAATGTTCAAGCCTATGGTGAAACAGGCTGGGCCGGAAATATCATACCCAGTGCCAACGTCACATACACTTTAGGAAACAGTACCAATTGGTGGGCCAATGCTTGGTTTGGTGCCAACACAATTTACATAGGTGGCGCACCACTTAGTCAGGCAAATGGTAATTTATCATTCAACGGCAATTCTGTAGTGACTGCCAATGCAACAGGCACATCAACCACTGCTGGCAATGTCAGTATAATTGGCAATATAACAGCCAGTTATGTATTGGGCAATGGTAGTCAGCTCACAGGATTACCGGCCTCATACAGTAATTCAAATGTGACAACTTTGTTGGCTGCATACGGTAGCAATACAATTTCAACCACTGGTAATATTAATGCAGGTAATGTGATTACATCTGGAGCATTGCAAGGCGGAACTGGTACACAGGGTATTGCTTTGCGCCCCTGGACCGGCGGCGGAAGTTATGCAGCCTTGTACTCAACTGCAATTACTCCAGCTGATGGAAATTACAGTATTTTGGTAAATGGCACCAATACTTGGCTAAATGCTGGGGCCAGTGGCAGTTTGTTCTTTAGAATCAACAACAATGTATCACCAACTGCATTTACTATCAATGCAAGTCAGGCCACTGTGGGGTCAATTGGCACTGCTAATGCCAATGCGTATGCAACACAGACTCTGGTAGTGGCAGGCGGCGGACTTGGAGTAGTTGGCAATAGTTATTTTAGCAACACTGTAGGAGTTGGTGGTAATATCAGTGTGACAGGTAATATTTCTGCTGGTAATATTACTGTAACTACCGGATTGATTGTAAACGGAACTCCACTTGTGGCAAATAATGCGGCAAATTTAAATAGCATAGTTTCAATTACTACAACTGGTAATGTAGGGATTGGCGGCAATTTAACGGTAACCGGTGGTGTTGTTAAGAGTTCCAGATTAATTTCATCTGCTACTTCATTAACTGTGGCAGATGCCAGTGGATTTATTGAATTCAGTAGTGGGCCATATACTGTAACATTACCAAATCCAACACAAGCAGCAAACAATGGTATTGGATATAGATTCTGGCAAAACACCTCACAAGATATTACCTTAAGTACACCAGCTGGTAACTTCTATGGACCAAGCGGCAGTAGTGCCAGTACCAAAGTACTGGCACAAGCAACAACTCAATATTGGGATGTGTGGTCGGATGGCTACAATTGGGCAGTGTTTGGAATCAAAACAGTATAAAATATGGCACTG